GTTTTCGATGACCCGCAGGGTTTTGGCCAGAGAGGACCCAAAAACCGGGGGAGGGGGGGGATCAACGCGCTGATGCCAAGGCCTTCTCTAAACTGCTGCGCAGATATACACCAAACCGCCGCTCGGCCACCTTGGTGCCGATCTGTTGCACAGGGAAGATCGGGCGATAGGTCGCAGATGGCAGGCTGACGAACAATGGCCTGAGCTTCTGGCCAACGCGCTGATAGACGCCTGGTGGCCTGTTGCCGCCCTTGGGAGTGCCGATAAAGACCGAGTTGCGGCCGGTCGGTCCGATCTGCCCTGTAAGCCGCTTCAGGGCCGCCAGGGACACGTTGCCCTGGGCATTGCGCTTGATGCCAACCGGAACCAGCTTGGAGCCACTCTGGATGGCCCCAGAGGACGCGCTGACCAGCTTGGCCTCGAATGGCTTGCTGCCACGTCGGCCGCCGGTGATGTTGCGCAGCAGGTATGGCTGACGCTTGGCCTCAGGGAAGACGATCGCGGTGAGGGTGCGCTTGGTGCTCTTCTGGACCAGGTAAGCGTTCTGGATGAATCTTGTTGGGTTGTCGAAGTATTGACGCGTTGAAGCATTGATTGACTTGCGCGCATCGAAGGCGGTGCTGTTGAGCGCCTGGCTGATGGCAAAGGGCAGCTGCTTGGTCATGGTGTCGGTCCACCTGACGACCTTGGGCAGCTCTGATTTGATGTCGAGGGTGATGGTTGCCATGTGCCAAGGGTAGGGCGCACGCCCAGGCCATCACCTGTCAACCTCCCTACCTCCCGACCGGCAGCACATAGATGCTATTTCCACTGCACCCTCTCCTCTCTATATACTCTATTACTAAGGTTAGTAGGTTAGTAAGGATAGTAAAAGGACTGCGGGGCAAGGGATCTGCCGCTGCCAACCTCATCTAGAAGGTAGGACAAACACCCATTTATTCCGACCTTCCAACCATGCGCGCTTTTTTTCGTAGCCCAAATCCCGAAGGATCGAGGCCACCTGCATCTGGTCCGACCGACCTTGACGTTCCACGGGTTTGCCGATCGCCTCGGTCAAGATCAGCTCACTTGTGATGGGTCGGCCCAGATTGCGGGTGATCCATTCCTGGATCGCGGACTTCCATGGGCTGTCCACTAGGTAGGTTTCGTTCTCGCGATCAACCAGCTCGGCATGGTCCCGGGTGAGGTGGTTTGGTTCGCCAGCGCGGTAGGCGGCCACCGCTGCGCTCCAGATGGCATCACGCTCGAGGAGGAGGCCATCGACGGGGATGTGCGGTGCTGCGGTGACGGGGATGACCCAGAAGCGGCGGTTGCCGGTGTCGTCTACCAGAAAGCCGGTGTCGCGGTTGGTGCTGCCGACGATAATCGACCGCCTGGGGTACGACTCGGTGGTGCGTTGATAGGGCGCACGGAACAGGTCGGTCTGCTGTGTGAGGAAGGCCTTGACCTGTCCAGCGTGCTTGCGGCCGGTGATGTGATCGAGCTCGGCCCACTCCATGAGCCATGAGCGGTGGAGCACCATGAGGTCGTCTTTGCTGCCGATGTCGCGGAGTGCATCGCTGAACCAAAGGCCGCCGAGGTTGCGCCAGAAGGTGGACTTGCCGCAGCCCTGCGGCCCCATGAGGACGCAGGCTGAATCATGCTTGCAGCCGGGTTCAAAGATGCGGCGAACTGCTGCGATCAGGGTCGCCTTAAGCATGGCGTCATAGAGACTGCCGGGTTGATCGGCTGGGCGGAGGTAGGCGGTTGCGAGGGTGTCGATGGGAACAGGTGGCACGTTGTCGGCGACATGCTCGAGGTATTCGCGAACCGGGTCGTGGGGGTTCTCGAGTGCGACGACGTGGACGGCATCAGCGGCTAGCTCCTTAGTGACCTTGACGCCTTGCTGAGCCAGCTGCAGGTAGAAGTGGTCGATGTGCTTAATGGGCTTTTGGTCGAGCTCGATTGTCTGGGTGAAGATGTTCCAGCGAAGTTGATCAGCTAGTTGCTGCCTAAGGAGGGATAGAAGCTCATTTGATTCGAGTTTGAGGAGCTTGTCTGATCGTGGTGTAAGCTGCTCTTGCTCCCGTGGGTGGGAAGCTTTAGAAGGCCTCTCGGAGGTGATGACCGGGCGGCTTTTTTCATGGCCGGCTAGGTGCGCGAGGGTGCCGACGCTGACGCCGCCGGATGTGCTGTTGAATGTCTTCCACTTCGATTGGCAGATGCCCGGCTCATACTTGCCTGAGGTGGCAGACCAACGGATCCAGTCTTGGAGAAGGGAATCATCGCCGGCACTGTGTAGTGCCATGCCGACCTTGACCCAGGTGTCGTAGTCATCGGCATCTGCTGCGGGGATGCGATCTAGGAAGTCGCGCGCGCGGGTGCTGTCGGTTTCGGGGATGCGCAGGAGAGGGGCTGGATCGGGTTGCTTGCGCTGCATCTGCTGTAGCAGGGTGGATGGTGCCTCTGCTGCGGGCAGATCGGCAGGTGATCGATCTTTCAGCCAGCGGTAGGCGCCAGTGATGGGATGAGCGCCTGCGACAACGGATTGACAACCAGCCCATCGAAGCTCAAGCTGCTCGCCCTTGATTGAGCTTCGGAGCTTGGTGGTCTTAATGGTTGGCCAGAACGGCTCAGGGACTTGGTAGATGATCTGGAGGCGACCATCACGGCCTGAGGTGACAGCCCAGGATTTCGGGAGCTCGCGAAGTGGTGCGCCGATCTGCTCGAGGACTTCGGATGCGCCGAGGCCATCGTGATCAACGAATAGGAGGCCGCCGGACTGTGGACCGGCGATGACGCCGATCGCTACGGCACGGCCGGCGAGGATCTCGGCCTTGAGTTGGTCTTTGGTGAGGGGATTCTTCTGCCATTCGGGCTGGTATGGGCGCTTGTCGTTGCCGACAGCTACCAGAGCCCAGGCAGCAGGGAGTGAATCCAGCTCGGTGATGAGCGGGTGGGTGGTCATGGGTGGGGCCTTGTGGGCCTCGGGATCTTACCGGCTAGGTCGGCAGGTTGGAGAAAGTGCAAGTTCCGCATCTGGCACAGACCGGGCGATGATGGCGATGCCGCCGGCCTGCTGGACGGCCTGGAGCCATGCCTGCTGCTCGGGCCTGACGCGGCCTGTGGGCGTCTTCACCTCGATGCTGGTGAAGATGGCCAGGCGGGTGCCGACCATGGCTGGGGTGACGGTGATGGTGCGCCAGCCGATTAGGTCAGCGGAACCGCGAGCGAGGCCGAAGGTGACCAGCCGGCCGGTGCGGGGGTCGGGCAAGGAGCCGACCTGGTTGCGGAACACCCGGGCATCGGGGTTGGTGCCGAGGGCCAGGCGGATCTGCTGCTGGAGGGTGGTCTCGGCGTTAGCCATGCTTGCCTTGGCGGGCGAAGTGCACATGCTTGGCCCATGCAACGGGGTTCTTCATGCCTCGCGATTGGCCGATGTGGATGAGCTCTTGCAGCGTACGGGCCTGTGCTTGCTGACGCCGATCGCGGGCACGCGCACGGGCAACGGCATCGCGGGCCAGCTCTTGAAGTTCGCCAGCATGCTGCTTGAGCTCACGGGTGCTGAGCTTGCTGGGTGTGCCACAGACGGGGCACTGTGGCGCCGGCTTGAACGCTGCAAAGCAGACCTCACAGGTGCGCACCGATGGCGCGGGCGGGCCGGCCTTAGCGGTGCGTTGCCGGGCATCGTCCAGCGACCATGGCCGTACATCGTCCGGGAAGCCATGTCGGTGGACGTTGCCGACGTGATCCAGCACGATTGCTGCGGCCTTGCCTGGTGCAGGGCGCAGCACGCGGCCGACCTGCTGAAGGTAGAGGCCTTCGGACTGGGTAGGGCGCAGCAAGATGGCAACGGCAGCACCCGGGCAGTCGAAGCCCTCGGACACAACATCAACGGTGACGAGCACCTGAAGCTCGCCTGCTGCAAAGCGGGCGACTAGGGCATCGCGGTCGGTGGTATTGCCTAGGAGAGTGGCTGCGCTGATACCTGCAGCGTTGAAGGCATCGCAGACCGTGGTTGCGTGGTTGACGTTGCAGCAGAAGGCGATCGCGGGCTGACCTGCTGTGATGCGTTGGTAGTGGCTGATCGCGTCACCGGTGACGGTTGGCCGGGTCATGGCGGCGGCGGCCTGATCGTTGGCGTAATCGCCAGCCCGGGTGCGAATGCCGGTCAGGTCTGCCACCTGCGGTGGTGCGTAGATCTTGACCGGCGTCAGGTAACCGGCGGCCATGAGATCAGCCGTGGATGGCCCGAGCACCAACTTGGTGAACATGGCACCAAGGCCGCGGCCGTCTTGGCGCACTGGGGTGGCGGTAACGCCGAGCAGGAAGCTGTCCGGCCAATGGCTGATCACCTTGGCCCAGGTGCCTTGAGCGATGGCGTGGTGGGCCTCATCGATGACGATTAGATCGGGCTGCCAGTGTTGCCGGTCGAGGCGCCGGGCCAGGGTTTGGACTGAGGCGACCTGGACCGGGTGATCGGATGGCTGGAAGCCTGCGGCGATGATGCCGTGGATGACGCCGGCCTGGTTGAGCTTGGCGCTGGCCTGACGGATTAGCTCACGGCGGTGGACGAGGATCAGCACGCGACGGCCGCGGGCGGCTGCGGCCTGGGTGATGGCGCTGAAAATAACAGTCTTGCCCATGCCGGTGGGCGCGACGAGCAGGGGCGCTCGAACGCCGGAGCGGAAGGCGAGGCGCAGATCGGCGATGGCCTGCTGCTGGTAAGGACGTAGTTGTATGATGGGCGCCGATGCCATAGGATGCTAGCGGTTACCACCCGCCATGGAAAACGACGCCTACCACGCCCACCCAGCGATCAGCAAGTCAGGGCTTGACCTGATCGCCCGTAGCCCGCTGCATTTCTGGGCGCGCTACTTGGACCCGAACCGGGTGCCAACTGAGCCCACGGCTGCGATGGCGATCGGATCCGCCATCCACACCCATGTGCTTGAGCTGGACCAATGGCAACAGCGCTACATCACAGCCCCTGAGGGCATTGATCGCCGCTACAAAGTCGGCAAGGAAGCATGGGCTGTATTTGAAGCGCAGAGCGAAGGCCGCACGGTGATCAGCCGTGAAGACGCTGATCTCGTCATGGCGATGGGCCGCTCGGTCTTTGGCCATCCTGCAGCAGCAATGCTGCTTGGCTTGCCCGGGAAGGCTGAGACTACTCACATGTGGACAGATGCGGCCACTGGGCTGCAGTGCAAGTGCCGGCCTGATTGGTTGACCAATGACGGCCGGTTGATTGTGGACCTGAAGACAACCGAGAACGCAAGCCCGCGGGAGTTTGCCCGCTCGATCGCGGAATGGCGCTACCACGTCCAAGCAGCGTGGTATCTCGACGGCCTCGAGCAGGCCACCGGCACCCGGCCTGAGCAGTTCATCTTCATCTGCGTGGAGAAGAAGGCACCGTTCGCGTGCGCCGTCTATGCCGCTGATGCCGAGATGATCGCCGCGGGTGCCCAGACGGCGGCGCGTGACCTCGAGGTGCTCGCCACCTGCAAGGCGGCCGACGCATGGCCCGGTTACAGCGACCAGATCGAACCGATCAGCCTGCCGGCATGGATGCGGCCTGGCAGCACCCAGCAACAACCACCCACCGTAATCGAGATGTACTGATGACTCAATCCACTGCCATCACCACCCAGTCAAGCGGCTCGGTGTTCTCCGGCATCCAGGCGTTTGAGGACGCCCAACGGATCGCCAAGGCCCTGGCCAGCAGCACGCTGATACCGCCGCAGTTCCAAGGGCAGCAGGGATTTGCCAACTGCCTGGTCGCCTTGGAGATCGCCAACCGGATGGGCATCAGCCCGTTCCTGGCGATGCAGCATCTGCATGTGATCCATGGCCGCCCGAGCTGGAGCAGCAGCTTCATCATCGCGATGGTGAACGGCTGCGGCCGCTATAGCCCGCTGCGATTTGAGATCAGCGGCACTGGCGACAGCCTGGCTTGCTATGCCGTGGCTACTGACCTTGCCAGTGAGCAGGAGCTGAAGGGACCGACCATCACGATGGCGATGGCCAAGAAGGAAGGCTGGGCCACCAAGACCGGCAGCAAATGGGCAACGATGCCCGATCTGATGATCCGCTACCGGGCTGCTGCCTTCTGGGGTCGGCTCTATGCCAGTGATTTGCTGCTGGGCCTCCAGACCCAGGAGGAGGCTATCGACATCCAACCGGTGACCGTTAAGACTGAGGCGCCCAGCTTGGATGATCTGAATGCCAAAATCACCGAACCCGTGGTGATTACTGAGCCTGATGACGACATCTTCTGAGTTTCTGACCGACGCGCAACTGGCAGCGCGTTGGCAGGTTCATCGCCAGACATTGATTCGCTGGCGACGGCAATCAACCGGGCCAGCTTATGTGCGCATTGAGGGGCGCGTGCTCTATCCCCTGGCCGAGGTGGAGCACTACGAAAAGGCCAACACCATCACCCACGAACAACCATGACTTTCAAGATCAACGCTCGTCTATTCAAATCCGACTTTGCGGACAGCAAAACGCCTTACTATGGCGACATTAGTTTCAGGGCTACCGAACTTCGTGCGCTCGGTGAGTACCTGACTGCTGAGGCTAAATCAGGCAAAGAGTACATTGACATCAAAGTCAAAGGCTGGAAACGTGAAGCCAAGAATGGCAAGCCGTACATCAGCATTATGGGTGAACCACCCGAGCAACCTGTTGAGACTGCTGCGGCCAATCTGGCCAATGCCACTGATGGCGTCGTCGTTCAGCCTGACGTGTTCTGACGCATCAGCAACAGCTCTAGGCGCGCGATCTCATGGACCGCAGCCTGGAGCATTTCCTGCTGCCGGTGAGTCTGCCGAAGAAGCTGGGCGGCAAGGTGTCCGGTTTTACCATTGGTCTCAAGCGCGCGGCAGTCGGCCTCGAGCTTGAACAGCTTCTCAGGTGGGATTTCCACCTGCAGCCATTTCCCGAAATCCATTTCCCCGGGTCGTGATGGCCCCATGATGCCGATGAAATGCCCCAAGTGCAGCCACAACCGCCATCGAGTGGTGATCGTCAACAACCGGGTGCCAGATCAGGTGGTGCGCAAGCGGGTCTGTGAGCATTGCGGTCACCAGTGGTTCACGGTGGAGGCGGAGGTGAGCCGGTACTCGATCGGGTGGTCCTCGGAACACCAGAACAAACCGGTGCTGCGCGTGCCGGTATCTCTGGAGCTTGGTTTCGTGGAGTGCCTGCCGCCGGGCCGGCCACCGCTGCCACATTACGAACTGTAACAGCCTGATTGATGCGCTACGGGCGGTGGGGGATAATTAGGGGACGGCCGACGAGGCCTCCCACCCACACCGCCAACCATGACCCACGCTCCTTTTCAAGTCGGACAGACCTATTACGGCTCCCTCAGCTGCGCTCACTCATCTTTCCCCGTTACTTGCATCAAGCGCACTGAGAAGTCTGTCTGGTTCGAGCACGCCACAAGGCCCGAGCACTACCCGACCAAGCGCGCTAAGGCCAAGGCTTGGCACGATGGCTCCGAATCCGCCAACTTCCACCGCTGGTACATCTCTTCAGATTCAGTCAAGGACAACGGCTGGGACATGCAAATCGCCTGAGCCCTTCGGGGCTTTCCCCTTACCTACTCACCCCATGCTCACCTTCACCGCCCTGCTGATCTGGAAGCTGTTCCTGCCTCTGCTGGTCATGATCGCCGTGATCGACTGGCTTACCGCTTCCGACGATCGCCGCGTCCGCGTCCTAGCACGCACCGGCCTCAGCCAGCGCCAGATCGCTGGTCGCCTCAACCTCACCCGTTACCGCGTCTCGAAGGCGCTCGCATCATGATCACCAACATCTGGATAAACCGCGCCGCCGCCTTGTTTCTGCTGGTGGCCGTCTATGCCCTCGCCTACGACAACGTGAAGCAGCAAGCCGCACAAGCGCATCACAATCACCCGGCTGCTCATCAGGAGCTGAAGCCATGACGACAAACACATGCAAGACCTGCCGTTTTTGGGCTGAGTTTGACAAAGACGTAATGGGTGATTGTCATCGGTATCCGCCAACAATTATGTCTATTACCGAGGAGGACGACACTTACACTGTGTCCCCAATGGTTCACGCTGACGAATGGTGCGGCGAATGGCAGAATGTCACAACATGACTAGCGCCACCCCCCGCCAATTCTTCTTCCAGATCCGTTCGGCCAGCGTCATCGAGTCCATCACGGCTCACAGCATGGCCGAAGCCAAACAGATTGCCGAGCAGTCTGGCTGGAAGCCGTGGTTGTCACAGATGGAATGGCTCAACCCTGAAACCGTTACCGACCCAGCAATTCATGACTAAGACGACAGGAGCAATGCTGCCTTGGCAGTGGAGCGAAGAACTTCCCACCAGCCAGCATGGTGAAGGTGTGAGCCGACCGCGATCCGGCAATCAAACCCGGGAGTTTCGCGTACTGGTCTCCAAGCCCGGTGCCCAGCCGATGACTTGGATCACTTACGCGGAATCAACGCGCCACGCGATCCGCTATGCCCAGGCCCGTTGGCCCGGCGCTGAAGTGGAGGTGGCGTGATGGGTGACCACATCCGCGCCAAGCTGGAAGCTCTGATCAGTGATTCCGGCATGTTCCATGCTGGGCAGCAGGACGAGCGGTTGCGGCTTTGCCGGCTGATCGACATCCGGCTGGATGACCTAGGCAAGCTGGCCCGCGGGCCGATCATCTCAGCCCGCCGAGAAGAACTGCTCCACATTCGCCAAGCACTACGAGATCACCCATGAAGCAATTCCAACTAGACAACCGCCGCCACGAAATGCTTGAGGCCTTGTACGCCAAAAGCGGCCGCGTTGCCCTGCCTAAAGGCGATCCACTGCGCTCCACCTACACCGGACTATGGCAGGAGTTTTGCCAGGATCTCGGCCCGAACTTCAGGGACACTGACTACGCGCAGCTCCACGCTGATGTGTGCCAGGCGATGGATGACACCGGTTCAGTGATGACCGCCAAGCAAGCGCATCAGGCGATCGCCACCTGCCGCCGCTACCTGCTGGGGAAGTGGGCATGAGCGTCTTCGCCGCTAACCAAGCCCTGCTGAGCTTCCTTGGCATTCCGCCTAATGCGCTAGTAGTTAGGGTTGAAGTTACCGCCACTCAAGACGATTACCCCAGGGTGATTGTTAGTCAACTACTTACGGACACGGCAGACATAACAGAGTCTCGCCTGTTCTACCTTGTACCCCGCAGCGAAAAACCTTGAACCGCTTCTATTTACTGCTTGGCATTCTCACTTTTACCGCGCCAGTCCAAGCCCGCACCGTCACGGCCACGGTCTATGACCCGTGGTATGCAGGCCGGCCTGACTACTGCACCGGGCGGCCATTCCAGTTTTGGGGCATCAGCGCAGCGCATCCATGGCTGCCATGCGGCACCCGCGTTACCGTCACCCACAAGGGCCGCAGCTTGGTGGTGCCGATCCGTGACCGCTGCGACTGCAACAGCATCGACCTGTCAGCAGGTGCTGCCTATCGGCTTGGTGTGCCGCTGGATGGGGTAGCAGAAGTGGGGATTTCTTACTGATGGAACACCCAATCACACCACCGCCTGAGTTGATAAGGCAGTGGTTTAAACAAGCTCACGAATCTGCCGATCCTGACAACCAGCTCTCTTACTACGACTTCATCGCCACCGCTGCCTCCCAATGGGGTGCCGACCAGGAGCTGGAGGCGTGTTGTGAGTGGCTTGCAAAATACCGTAAGCCGATTCTTGCCGCCGATCTCAAGTATGTTCGCCGCCCCAAGCCGCCGAGCTTGAAGGAGCAGGCATTAAAAGAACTGGCATGGGTTGACGAGCATCTGGATATGCCACTTCACAATCACTGCAATGCTGTTCACACCATCCGCCTCGCCCTGGAGGCCCTTCCCAATGACTGACCCCACCCCCAACGACCCCCCAGTGCCGGAGCCGCTATCACCTGCCAAGGCCATCGTCAAGGCTTTTGATGACCGCTACGAACTGCTGGGGCCATTGGAAGACGACTGGCAAGAGCAATGCCTTGCCGCCGCCCTTTGTGCTGCTGCGGATCAAGCAGCTCCAGAGTTGCCACACTCAGAGTTAGACGATCCAGAAATACTGAAAGGTATTTGGGGTGAGCGTCGCGCATGTCGCGCCGAACTCCTCGCCATCGCCACCGAACTGGAGAACCACCAATGACCACCACCCCCGACTTTCGCGAATTGTGCGTAGACCTGGTTGACAAGTTGGACGAATTGAACTGCAACTTCAAAATCCCCAGCCAGTCGGCTTTGATTAAGCGTGCCAACTACGCCCTAGCCACTCCCCCGCCGGAACCGCCGACGGATCAGGAGCTAGATGAACTATTTATTGAAATTGACCAGAGTGGTGAGTCTCAAAGCTGGCGTGCCTTTGCCCGCGCCGTCCTTGAGAGGTGGGGCCATCGCTGACACCTTCATCGCCAAAGGCCTCCGCGTTGAACGCCGCCACGATCGGTGGAACGGCACCAGCTATATGGCATGGCGGCCGCACGTCTCGATGCTGTTTACCGACACCAAAGAGCTGCTGCGTTTTATTGCATGGCCGGCCAAGACACCAACGGGTGAAGCCTTGCGCGAATGGCTCAAGGTCAAACCTGCCGAGCCGGCGCCCGAGGCACCCACAGCAGCCCCCAGCGGCTTCGGTCCTGATCCTGAGGATCCGAACTACCAGACCCGTACCGTTATCTGACATGGATTTGGTCAACCAGCCGCCGCACTACCGCCAGGGCGAGATCGAGTGCATCGACGCAATCGAGGCCGCACTGACGCCCGAGGAGTTCCGCGGCTACTGCAAGGGGAACGCGATCAAGTACATCTGGCGCGAGCGGCACAAGGGCGAGGACTCACTGGCCAAGGCGCAGTGGTATCTCGCCCGGTTGCTCGGCACACTGGGGCCATGAACGGATCACACTTGGCAGGTCTGAACTTTTGGGAGCGGCTGGCGGTTGCGCTGCTGGTGCGCAGCCCGCGGACCAGTCTGGTGGTGGTGAAGGAGCGTGACACCTCGATCGTGTTTGTGTCGGCCGATAGGACGGATCGTGTGGCCGACTATGTCATCTCGGGTCTTCAGAACCCCGATCCGGCTTGCATGGTCCTGGAGCGGATCTATCACGCGCCAAGTTTCGGCGAGGTTGAATGATCAGCCTGTACGGCGGCCGGTTGCTTCTCTTCTGCGATCGGGCCGACCGTACCTGGCGCGCCCGCGTCGTGCTTGGGCCGAAGCCTGAGCACCAGGTGGAAGCCGACACCGAGGCCATCCGGCTGGAGGATGCGATGCTGCGCGCGCAGTCGATCTACCAGATGGCGCGTGCCAAGATCCGGCCGGACGATGCGCCGCGCATGTGCTGGGACTGCATTCAATGGGAGGCAACCCGCAAGAGATGCGGTCTTGATTTCCCTGAAGCGCGCCAGAGCGGCGGCCGTTTTGCGGCACGCTGTGAGCTGTTCGTGCCCGATCGGCCATGAGTGACCCGGTCGTGATGAGCCGGCTGGATCGAGACGGTGGCTGGATCGAGACGCTGGAGCCAGTCGGTGGTGGTGAGTTGTACTACCGCAGCTGCGCCGTTGGAGTGTGCCGCTATTCGAGCGATCTATGGCAGGCCGAGCTTCATCTAAACGATTTGCTGACGCGCTAGGTCTCACCGGCTAGCCACCGCACGATCGCCCACTCGCCGAGGGATGACCAGAACGGCTGTTCGCGATACCAGTCAACCCATGGCTTGTGACCTTTCTGGCTGTTGCACATCAGGCAACAGCTGACCAGGTTCTCGCGAACGGTCAGGCCGCCGTAGACCTTCGGGACCACGTGATCGAGGGTGGGACTGCGACCGAGCGGATCGCCGCAGTAGGCACACTCGTAGTTCCAAGCCAGGTGGATCTGATCACGGGCCGATCGCCGGGTGACCAGACGGGTGCCATCAATGTGTGCTTTGTCCACCGAGATCGAGCGGCAGGGGCAATGCCTCGACTGAAAGGTCGAGGATGTCGTCGTCGTTGCCGATGTGCTCTGTGATGCGGCTGTAGAGATCAGCCGGCAGCTCTTGGGGGTTGGTGTCGGAGCGGTAGATCACCTTGGCGGTGATCTCGATCAGGAAAGCCTGCATGGGATGACCGCCGCTTGGCCAACGGTAACGGACGCGACCTGATCGGCTGGAGTGTTACGGATTGTGAACTGGCTGCCTTGAGCGGGGAGGGTGCGCTGCGGGTGGTGTAGGATTCATGCATCAACCGCACCGGACCGATGCGCATCCCCGCCGCCCGTTTCTCTGACGACAGCCTGACCATGATGATCAGCGATCTTTGTGCTCAGCACCCCAAGCTCACCGGCATCCGCAAAGAACAGAACGCCGTCTACCTCAAGGAACTGGCTGCCGAGAAAGTCCGCCGGGCCACCTAACCCTCACCGGGCCGCTCCGGCGGCCCTTCCGCCATGCCCAAGCTCGACCCCGAATACGACCACATCCCGGACGATCTGCCCGAGGATGACGACGACGACCGCGACCACCCCAGCCTGACGGCTGCCGAACGCAACCCATCCCTCAAATGACCTACATCCTTGACCTTGGCCTGTGGCACGTTGGCCCGTTCCCGACCCACATCGCCGCGCAGCACTGGGCCGAATCCCATGGCGTCGAGAATTACCGGATGATCCCGTTGGATGATCCGGCCGAAGCGCCTGCTAAGGTCATTCGCTACCGTCAAAACCGAGCATAAAAAAGCCCGACGTCATGCACCGCCGGGCTTGGTGTCTCCACCTGCACAGGTTAGCCCTTGCTTGCCGTGACGGCCTCATCCATGTTGTAGCGACCTGTCACCGCATAGGTGCGGGCCGGGATGCCATCCATCTTCTGGAAGACCATCTGGCCGATCTTCATGCCAGGCCAGATCGCAATCGAGTGATACCGCCGAGCGTTAGTGAGCTCCAGCGTCAGTCTGCTGCCATGCCACCCTGGATCGCAGAAGCCAGCCAGCAGATGCTCGAGGCCCTCCCGTGCCCGGCTGGACTTCAGCACGAACTGAGCCGCGATGAAGTCCGGCAGGTTGAAGATTTCGCGGGTTTCCGCCAGGCAGAACTCACTCGGCGCCAGCCAGTAGGGATCGGCCTGGGTGTAGTGGGCGATGCCAAGGATCTCCAGCTCATGGCGGTACTCCACCTCGACCATCAGCCGGTCTCCCAGCAGCACGTCGATGCTGGCCGGGTTGACCAGATCAGGATCAAATGGCACCACCATCGCGTGCTTGCTGCACAGGTGGTGGATCTCGTAGTCGGGCAGCGGCACAAGCTGATCAGTGAACCACCGATAAAGTTAGGTGGTCGCCCAGATCGCAGCAAACGCAGATGGCAACGATACGGCTGGCTGATGCCGCCAAGCACTACAAAGAGCAACCGCATCAGCTGGCGGCCTGGAACGCGCTGCAGCAGGTCCTGACCACCAAGGAGGTGGAAGACTTCGCCGCCCTCTACCGCGCCGCCCCTGCGGTCAAGCCATCACCCACCAGCAACCCACTCTTGGTGCGGTGGCAGAGCCAGCTCGACAATAAATCCGGCACCGGCTACCGGGAGTGCTTCAGCTCGAGCTGCGCCATGCTCGCGATGCACTGGAACAAGGTGGCGAACGATGACGCCTACAACGCGATTCGCGCGAAGTATGGCGACACCACCGACGCGCAGGCTCAGCTGCTGGCGCTGCGCAGCATGGGCCTCAAGGCCAACTTCCACACGGATGGCACGCCGATCAAGCTAGAGGCCGAGATTAATGCTGGACGGCCTGTAGCTGTGGGCTGGTTGCATCACGGCCCGTCGAATGCCGCATCTGGCGGTGGCCACTGGTCCGTGGTGATCGGCTACACGGCGACAAGCTGGATCCAGAACGATCCGAATGGTGAGGCCAACCTGACCGATGGTGGCTACACGGCCAACACGAAAGGAGCTGGGGTGATCTACAGCCGCAAGAACTGGAACCCCAGGTGGATGCCCGGTGGAACCGGCGGCTGGTATCTCAGCGCTTCACCAGCGGGGTGATCACACCAGCAAGGATCTCGATGGCCCTGTATAGCCTGACAGCCATCCTGCTGTAGCGGCCCAGGAACTCGTCATCCTTGGGGGTTGGGGTCAGGTTGACGATGGCCACTGCAGCGCCATGGACGGCGACGGCAACGGCGACGTATTCAGCGATCCGATCCATCGACGTCAGTGTGGGCGCGCTTCCAGCGTAGCCACACGCTGCTCAACCCCATTCAGCCGGGAAAAGGTTTCCTTGCGATCGGCACGGATGTCGGTATGCATCACCTCGAGCTGCGTGGCGATGTGCTCCACGGCAGCCGTGAGACGGATGACGGCATCGCGGGCTTCGTCGTTGCGCTTGGTGAAGCCCATCGCGCCCATGGCGGCGACGGAGATCGACGCTCCAGCAATCGCAGCGATGACCTCGATCATGCGGTCATTTTAGCGACCCTATGCCCACGGCACCCCAGCCGCCGTAGTAGGAGCCGCCTGCTCATCAAGTTGGGATTGGAGTGCAGCTTCGATGGCGGGCACGTCCAGCTTGGCTTGGACCCAGCCGATCACCAGCTCAGGGGTCAGGTCAGCGTATGGGATCGCGTCGCCCTCAGGCTGCTCCAGGCCGATGGAGCCATAGGCAGAGCTGGTGTAGGTGCCGTCGGTGGCAGCAAGGGTCCAGTGGACGGTGTAGACGATCCCGTCAGCCGTGTGGCGTTCGAGATTAGCGATAGCCCAGGTGTAGGTGGTCATGGTGGTGTGGTGGGTAGTGGCGTTGACTACGCTGCTTCCAGGGCAGATAGCCGTGTCTCCAGGGCTTCGATCTTGGCGATCGCTTCCTGCAACGCAGCCGTCAGCAGTGGCACCAGCTTGGATTGGTCGATGCCTTGCGGCTTAATGGTGCCATCTTCATTGGTTGCATCTTTTTCACCAACAACTGCCTCTGGAACAATTTGCTGAA